CCGCCTGAATTTGGTGTTCTTTTTATGTCCTCATTGAACATATTACTTAAATATTTTGAAATTGATAATTCAAAACGTTTACCTTTTTTTTGACTGTTTAATCCCATAGTTATTTTTTTATTGGTACATTTCTTTTCCTATTAATATTCCTACTATTAATACAGCTATAAAAGCTATTGTTATTATTATAAAATATCCTATCAAAATTGTTGTTTTAATTCTTCTGTTAATTCTTGTACTTGTTCACTTAGTTGCTTAACCTCATTTTTTAATTTAGCATTATCGAAATAACATTTAGCGTTGTCTAATCTTGTCTCCCTTAGTTTACTTCCTAAATCTTCAAAGTGTTGCATAAAGCTATTTAAAAGCGTTAGCGTATCGTTAAGAGTTTCTAAGTTTTCTAATTGCTTTTTGTTCTTTGCTTGTTCCTTTGCTTTTAACAGCAATATGTGAAACTTGTTTTTAATCTCTATTACTTTTAATAACTCCATACTATACATTTAAAGGATTAACACCACCTAAAGTAAAACCTAAACCACCGTTATAATCAAAGCGTAGAGGGTCGCCCAGCATTGTAGGAGTACCGCCTGTTTCCTTATCCTTAATTTTATAAACGTGCAATTCAGTTAACATCCACAAATCAGCGTGAGATATTAAACGGTGAACACAAACAAAATTATCTACACGATTTGGAAACACTTGACCGCCCTCGCAGTCTGCCTTTCTTGGTGGTTGTATATGACCGTTAAGTAAGTGGTCTGCTGGATAAACTCTTCTTGCTGCTTCTGTTTGTGGGTGCATACAAACAAATATAGTCTTGCCTGTTCTATTACAAAACTCTCTTACATCATTACAGAAATGATAATTTCTATCAAACTGTCCTACTCTTCTGTCGTGGTTTAAGCCTGTATAAGGGTCTATCACGCAACCGTCTACGTCTGCTTCAGCAAATATATTTAATAGCTCTTTATGACTATATAATTTACTGTTGTCTATAAATTTAAAATACTGACTTATCTCTTGGTTATAAAATTCTATTTTACTTTTTATAATATCCTTAAATTTTATGCCTAACCACATCTGAATCAAATCTCTTTTAAGTTGCCCCGCTCTATTTTCACCACTCCAAATAATAAACTTCTTACCGTTTAATTTAGCGTGGCATAATAAATACCATAACAACCAGTTAGTCTTGCCTACATTATCCAATCCAAGTACCATATTAAACTCAGCACGTTTAAATACAAAATGATTATCTAAATGACAACCTATCTTTAAGCCTTGTTTTATTCTACCGTCTTTATAAGCGTGTAAGTATTTTACTGTTGAATTGTCCTTTAATATCATTTCTTAATTAGTTTTTTAATTTCATCACTAACTTTTAAAACGTTATCATCAGAGTAATTATCTTTTTTTATCTTATCTTTTCTTAATGCTTGAGTATTGCTGTAGCTTTGCTTGAGCATTGCTGTAGCATTGCCACCTTTAGAACCTGCTTCTACTCTTTTAGAATGTGCTGCTGTTCTTTCTTTGTGTTGTTCGTCAAGCCATTTAATGACTATCTTGCTCTTATTACACTTAATTAGTTTAGTATCTATCAAAGTCTTGTAGTAAGTGCCTGTAATAGCTTTTAATTCATCATCTGAGACCTTGCAGCCTTTGCTCCAGTAGAAGCAACATACTCTCATAAATGCACCTTGCACAGCTAAGTCTTGAAATGCTATAGTTCCTGTTAACCATTGGTTAGGAAAAAATTTAAAGTAAGGTAATTCAATCATAGTTTAGTTTATTAGTTTGTTTAAAGGTATTAAAATTCCTTTGCTTGTGTTATTGTCTCCACCATCTACTCGCTTTAACCCTTTAGTCTTGCAAAGTTCTTTTAGCTTGTTTGTTTCTATTATAATTATTTGTTCATTACTTATAAGAAATGCCCAGTAGTCAGCCTTTGAAGTTGATAAGCCACTTAATCTATCTCTGCTTTTGTATTCAATAAAAACGTTTCCTGTTTGAGTAGCTTGTAAATCTGTTTTAACTTCTATTTTATCACCTTTTAATAATAGTATTTTTGCTAGTAGGTTTTCTCCTTTCTGACCTAGTTCTAAATCGTGTGAAAAATCGCTGTTATATTTCATAATAATTCAGATTCTAATTTTCTTTTATATTTTATTGATTTATATTTTTCATATGCTTCAGATTTAGGTTGTGTTTGACCTAAACCCTTACAATAATAGTCATTTCTTAAAATACATCTAGCCATTCTTTTCCAACTAGGAGCCCAACATTTAACTTCTAAATCGTGAGGTGCTTCATCTGGTATTTTGCTATAACCTCTTTGTTTCCATCCTGCTATAAACTTTACAAATCTGTCTCTGTAATGAGTTTGCATTTTTTTAGGTAAAGACTTCATTAAAAAGTTAGTGTAAGATTCCCAAGTATGACCACTAGGTAAATCAACATCTCCACTTCCATTCATATTTCCTCTTTCCTGTATATAAAGAGAGCCACTATTTACACCACTTACTCTATTTAATAACTTATACCAAGTGTTAGGCTCTAAAAGATGGTACAGCCATAAGCCTTTTTTTTGGTCATCTCCAAAAGGTTGACATAATCTTTGATTACTAAACTTTACACCAGCTCTAGTCATCATATCATATATTTTATTATAACATAAATTTTCATTTTTAAGATGAAAAACCCATATATCTTCAGTTCTCCAGTCATAAATAGGATAAATATTAAACAATTTACTAGAAACTTTTGTTGTCCATTTATAACCTTTGTGAGTTAATCCTTTTTTTTCTGATGTTATAGCTCTATATCTATGTAAACTTTCATCTGACCTTATTCCTATAAAAGCAGCACACAACAAACTATTAGAATACCATTTACCAAATAAAACCATAAACTCTTCAAACTCCATTTTTGGTACGTAAAAATCGTATTGGCTTAAATCACTAGCTAATTTAGGTTTTTCCCTAACCCATATATCTTTTTTATTTTCATCCCAACAAGTCCATTTTGGTTCAAAATCACTGACTCCATTTCTTAATAATAATTCTCCACAAAACCAATGTAAATCTATAACATCTTTATAAGTTGATATTATTTCTTCTATATGATTTATTGTTTCACTATATTGTGCTTCTAGGTCTATTATTAACAAGCCAACTTTTTTATTTCTTTTTCTAGCTTCCTTAAAAACTAAATGACTCATAACTGTACTATCTTTACCACCAGAATAAGATATGTATATTCTTTCAAAATCATCAAAAGTTTTTTCTATTCTTTTTTTTGACGCTTCTAATACTGTTTTATTTATTTCTATTTTTTTTGACATAATTATTTTTAATAAAGTTCTATTTGTCTACCTATACTTGACGCTTCCTCTATATTTGATTCCTCAAAATTGTTAATTAACATCCATTTATTTAAATATTTTAAAGCAGTATTATTTGCCTTGTTTCTTGTTTGTTTATCTATGTCAAACCAAGAACTAGAAAATTTTGATGGTACACCACTATGGTAGCAAACAGCAGCTTGACCTAACCAAGCTATTCTATTCATAGATTTATTAGTTAAATAGTGTTCACAAGAGTATTTCCATTCGCGTATTAATTTATTTAATATTTCTGAAAATAAATTTTGGTCAGATAAAATTCTAATAAACTCTTCTTCACATTGTTCTTTAGTCCAACCATCTTTGTTTGATTTATAAAAACCAGCTTTATGACATTCCCATTTATCGTAAGTGTGAAATATTCTATTAGGGTCATTGGTGTTACCTGCTCTAAAACTATTAATAATTTCCTCTGTTAAATTATCGTCTAAAGGCTCAAATACATCTGTATCATCTTCTGTTACCCAAGCATTAGAAAAATCTTTATCACTAAATAAATGTTCTAAACCAGAAATTTGACATAACCTTAAAACCTCTTCTTCATCCATTCCTAACTGTTTTGAAATTCTTTTATTTGTCCAGTTTCTATTTTTTAATTCAATTACAATTTCACTCATTGCATTTACTTGATGTTTTCCTCTAGCTCTGTTATGTCTTATAGTAGAAGCAATTCTATCATTTTTAGATGATTGTTCATTTCTTATATTTACAACAGGTAAATAACCATTAATTCTTTTATTAATAATTTTAGATTCTTTACCTACTCTATTTCTATGAAAACCATCAATAACTTCTATTTTATTTTTTTCATAATTATCCCAAGTAACAATAGGTTGTGTATAACCATCATTCATTATAGAAACTTCTAAAAGTTCCATTTCTGGTGGAGCTACTTTATTTGGATTATAATCATTTGCAATTATATTATCAGATTTTATCCACTTAACAAAATCTACTGGTTCATTTTTAAAAGGACTTTCATTGTGTAAAAATTCTCTTAATTCATTTATAAAATTTATTTTATCATCAAAAGATAAATTATTTAATTTTTTTTCAATTAATTTTTTAATTGTATTGATTGATGTTTTTTTCATTATTTAATTGTTTAGTTTTAAATTATCAATATAAAATTCTTTTTCACTTTCTGAAAGTTCTTCAAATTTATATGTTGGTATAGAACCATACCGCCACTCATTGTGATAATATGGCTCTTGCTTACCGTTTATTTCAATAGCTGGTGTTAAGTATTTCCAAGTCTTTTTAGGGAAATAAAAGTTATTGTTTAGATTACTATAATTGATTCCCCACATCTCTGCTAATTCAGGCATTGAATAACCTAACGCTAACTGCTCCATAATAAACTCATTACTCAACGACATACCAACCTTTTTTTATTAACTGATTTCAAAATGGTAAATCATCATTAGAACTTTCTACTTCTTCTTTACGTTCTTTTTCTGCTTCTGAAGGTGCGTCTTTAAATTCATTAAAGATATTCCAAGCAACTAACGATGTATAATACTTACCGTTAAACTCATTAGTCTTAACGTTAAAGCCGATAGTAACTCTTGAAGTAACTTTGTTCCATTTAGTAAAGTTGTTTATTTTATCTTCTCCAAATATTTCGAAGTAGTAAAGATTATTATATTCTTCATCTGTTTGGACTAAGAAGTTTAGCTTTTGCCATTCTTTGCCAGCTTTGCTTGTTCCTTTTTGCATTGGTAATATTTTAGTTATGTTACCTGTAATTTTAAGTTCACTCATTTTATTTGTTTTTTTGTTATTAATATTTTGTGCAAATGTGTTTAACTTGTACTTTATTTAATTTAAACCATTCACCTCTTTTTCTATGTTTTTTATATTTATTGTGTAAAACATTTTCTATATCTTCTTCCCATACCTTAACCATTTCTATTTCTGGCTCTTGGCTTTGTAGTGTTTGCTCTCTATATTTTGGATTAATAGATTTGCCAATTTTATACAAACCATTTAATTTGTTTTTCATTAAATAGGTTTTAGTTTTTGAAATGTTTTTTAAATATTTATTATCTATTTTTTCATTATATGTTTCTAATTTTTCTAATTCTATATAATATTCTTTTGTTTTTTCATATTTATCTAAATAATAATTAGTTACAAATTCATTTAATTTATACTTTAATTTATCTTTTGAAATTTTTTTTAAATCAATGTTTGTAATATTTTGAAAATTATTAATAAAATATTGTGATAAATTTTTAAAATCTAATTTAAAAAAATCTTGAAAACTAATTGAGTAACATAATGTATTTTGAAAACCATAATAATATAAATTAAATGATATTTTATTTTGTAAAATATTTTCTTTTAAATCTTTACTATAAGAATTATACATATCTATTCTATATAATTTTATAATTTTTTTAGGCAATAAATTTTCATTATATAATACTTGATAATTATTAGATAATTCATCTGTACTATATTCAATTTTAGTTAACCTTTTTAATATACTTATATCTCTAACACAATCAATACCAAATACATCCTTAGTTTTAACTTTTAAAATTTGTACTTTTATTACTTCTTTAATATCTTTAAAAAAATAATATTTATAAGAAAAATATTGATTTGATTTAGGTTTATAATTAAACTCTACTAATTTTTGTTTATAATTTTCTAAATTTATTGGTTTGTTATTTTCATCTTTTGTAACCCCCATTTTTAATGATGGATATAACTCAAAAATAAATGCTTCATTTATCATTAATATACTTTGTTTGTGTATATCCTTAATGTATTTAAAACTTTCTTTTAATTCTTTAATAGATGGGTTAGTTTCCTTAAACTTTTGTATATGATATCTAATTGTTCTTGGCTGCCTTCCTGTCAATTTACTAGCACTTTTAATACAAATCCATTTTATATCTGTCATAATAATAAATTATTAATATATTAATTTTATTTCATTACTGTAGCTCATAGGTTCACCATCCCATAGCTTATAATAATCTACTAAGTCTATGTATTTCTCTGCGCCTGTGTTAATTATTTTTTCTGATAACTCATAAACTTGAACGTTGTAAGGCTCTGATTTTTCAATAGCTATAATGTAATATTTAGTGCCTTTAGGAAATGCTTCTAAGTACATAGCTGCCTGCATTGCATAGCCTAAATTATCATAATATAAGTCCCTTTCAAATTTAGCACCAGCGTCTGTAGTTGTTTTAATATCAGCTATAAAGCCTTCTCCTATCATATCAACATAGCCGTGAAAGTTAACACCTTTACAAGTCCATTCAACGTGCTTCTCTGTTGTTGTAGTCTTGTGCAATAAGTCCTTAAATATATTATTATTTAACGCTTTATTATAAGTCTTATAGCAATGGTTATATAATTTAGAAGTTACTATAGTCTTGCTTAAATGTAACTCTTGGAAGTCTGTCCAAGCCTTGCCTGCTCTTCTACCTTCATACTGTATGTACTCTTGTAGCATTTCTTCAGGTTCTAAAATCATCTTATGCAATAGCTTACCAAACTCCTGTGCTTCTGTTGCTGGCTTTTGTTCTTTGTTCCAATAGCTTAGCAAGTGGTTTGGGCTCTTACTAAACTGACTTAGTGCTGAATAACTTAATCTATCTTTTTTCATATTCTAGGTTTTTTAAAGTCCTCTGCTTCATCTTCTCCAAATACTCCTAACTCGTAAAAGCCACACAATTTAAGAACGATTCTACTCATTGCTCTCTTTTCTGCAATTGCTACAGGAAAACTATTTCTGTTGTTCTCAGGTGAACACTCGCCATAGGTTTGTATAGTAATACTTTCTTTAGTTCCAGTAGCTTTAATAATACAAGTCTTTAAGTCAGGGTTATAATGTTTTAAATCATAGTCTATTTTAATACCTGCTTTAGCTTGTATCTTGTCAATACCGCTTCTAGTTATAATGCTATAAAATTTGTGTTTAAATGTGTCTTCTACATCTAAATTATACTTCTTAAAAAGTGTGTTAAGTTGTTCTTTTCTGCTCATCGTTGATTCTTTTAAATGTTATGTTTAGTAAATTATTAGTCTCTAATAGTAATTTGTTACAGCGTAAACTGTTTACGTTCATAGTTTTAAACTTCTCTTTAATGCTTTCTAATTCTGCTTTATGTTTCTTAAACGCATTTAAAAGACTTCTAAGCGACTCAATTCTTAAAGTAGTGTTAATAGTTAGCAAAATGTTTTTATGCCAATCTATACTCAAATAAACGCTATATAACGCTTTGTTAAGTTTGTCTTGAGCGTCTGCTTTCTGCCATTGCTCAATAACTAGCT